GATACTTTTGACCTGACAGCTACAGCGTTCCCCGTTGGTACTACCGTAACATGGGCAACAAGCGCAGCAGCTAAGGCCACCGTAGCCAAAGGTAAGGTAACAGCCGTTGCCGCCGGATCAGCTAACATTACCGCATCTATCACCGTTGGCGGTCAGACTTACACCGCTACTTGTGCAGTAACCGTTAGCGCAGCAGGCTAAAGAGTGAATGAGTAACAAAGTAAAGTTTTAGGTTATGGCTAACGTAGTGGATTTGGCACTTTTCAAGCAGCACGTAAAGGCTGATGATTTCGCAGACGATGATACATATTTGCAGCATCTTCTAAAGAGTGCTACAAGTCATGTTATCAGGGCTACCAACCGCACCGAGGCAGAGTTAACGGCAATGGGGGGCGGTGAGTTTCCCGCCGAATTGCAGACAGCAATAATGATGTTAGGTGCGCATTGGTACAATCAGCGTGAATCAAACGCCCAAACGATCATGCCGGAAGTGGCAAATTCACTACAGGCTATAATTAAGCCTTTTAGAAGATTGGTAAAAGATGATAGCGGGACGGATGAAGTATAAGCTAAAGTTATTGCAGCCTGTAAAGGCTACCAATGACTACGGCGAAGAGGTGGACACCTGGACGGAAACCGTAACCGTACACGCGGAACGGGTTAAGCACACGGGACACCGCAGCGAAGAGGTAGGCGAACATTTCCCAGACTATCGCGTAGAGTTCAATATAAGGGACGTACACACGATCAGCGAGAATTGGCGCGTACAGCAGTTGGGCGGGAACCTGTACACCGTAACGAACATCATACCCAACTTAGACAGAGGATATAAGACTTTGATTTGTGACAGAGTGAACGAATAACCGTAATTTCAGCGTATGCAACCCGATCAGGCAGTAGAAAAGGATTTGGCGCAGTTGGCAAAGGAAATGAATCCGAAGCAGCTACGTAATTCCTTGAAACGCGCATACAGAGCCGAGGCAAAGAAAGTATTAGGCATAGCCCGTAAGAGCCTACACGCAACCCGCTTGCAGGTCAAGGGTAGTAAATCAGATTGGGACAAAGGAATACGTAGCCACATCTACAGCCGAGGCGGTGGATTTATGATTACCGTTAAGGCACACCGGGCCAACTTGAAAGGACAGGGCGAAAAGTCCATGCACGAAAACCGCCAGGGATTTAAGAAACCTATCCTTATGTGGGCAGAAGAGGGTACAAACTATCGTCAGCGAGGCGGTAAGAAAGTACGAATCAAACACGGTATCTATGGATCGCACAGAGAGGGCAAAACCCGTTATTGGACGGAAACCATACGAAAGGACGGAATACCTACAAAGCGGATGCCATCATACAGATTTCTTGAAAAGGCGACACCCGAAATGTACAGGACGGTTGAAACTGATTTAGGAAGTGAAGTAGGTGTAGCTATAGAGAAAGTGGCTAAGAAATGCGGATTTATAAACTAATAGCGAAGTATGGCAAAGACATCATTAAGCGCGGGCATTATTATACGCGACATACTCACAAGGGATGCCGACGTTAATAGTATCGCTACAAAGGTTTTCCCGGTAGTGACTGAAAAAGCCACGCTGCCATATGTAGCCTATCGCCGGGCACGTCTGGATCATAAACCCGTTAAGGGTAGCCAAGGATCAGACACGGCCATTATAGAAATTAATTGCTATGGTAAGACTTATGAGCAGAGCATTACGTTAGCAGAGGCGGTACGCGCCGCTTTGGATAACGTGAAAGGCGAAAAATCAGGTTTGACTATGCGCAGTTGTTATCTATCAGACGGTGAAGAGTTCTACGAAGATGATGCCTACGTACAGGGACTAACTTTTAGTGTTCAGATTTAAGATTTTTCTTTTCAACGATTAAAAAATTAAGTTATGAGTGTACCAAGTTCAGGCTACGTAAATGGTAGCGACATTCTGTTGAGTGTTGGCGGTAAGGCCGTAGGCCATTGCACAACCCACACTATCACTTTCAATAGTGAGACTAAGGACAGAGCCGTTAAGCCCGCTGCAAACCAATCGTATTCGGCAGGGCTTTGGAAAGGTAAGGGCGTTACGGGCCTTTCAATCTCTATTAGCGCAGAGGGTCTGCGTTTCTACGGTGAGAGCGAGAACGGATTTACCGAGATCGCCGCTAAGTGGGGTAAAGGTCAGAGCGTAGCCGTATTAGCTTATGAGCGAGAGGGCGACGCTACACCTTATGTTTCTGGTAATTTCATTATTACCTCAATCGAGGAAACAAGCCCCGCCCAGGATGATGCCACCTACTCTATTCAGTTAGAGAGCGACGGAGAACCAACCGCATATCCTGGCAAGGAGACACAGGCCGGAGGTGGTGGGGCCGAAGTTCATGATTAATTCCTACGATCATGGCGAAAGTAGAAATTACTATAAACGGAAAAGCATACCCCTGTAGGCAGACTATGGGGGCTATGCTTCGCTTTAAGCAAGAGACAGGCAAAGAGGCTA